TCTCCTTCGGAGAGGGGGTTGGGGGAGAGGAATCTCCTTTCCTTCACTCGCTACACACTCCCTTCTTTTATCCCTGCGCCTTTTCATGTTGCCTATTACGAGGTACTTACCCGCTTTGCCATGGGAGAAATCAAAAAACTGATGATCACCATGCCACCCCAACACGGTAAGAGTGAGGGAGCAACACGAAGATTACCTGCTTTTGTCTTAGGACAAGACCCTGATAAGCGTATTGCTATTGTCTCCTACAACGCTACCAAAGCACGTAAGTTTAACCGCGAACTCCAACGTATCATGGACGATGATAGGTACTATGAGCTATTCCCACAAACGCTCCTTGCAGGACAAACAAGCTACCAAGAACAGGGCAAACGCAGTCGTAACTACGCGCGTAATGCTGATGAATGTGAGATTGTAGGTTATCAAGGTAGCTTCAAAACGATAGGTGTAGGCGGCTCTCTTACGGGAGAACCTGTGGATATGCTCATCATGGACGACTTATACAAAGATGCTGCTTCGGCTTGGTCGCCTGTTATTCGTCAGAACGTGGCCGACTGGTACGATACGGTAGCCTCTACACGACTGCACAATGATAGCCAACAACTGATGGTCTTTACTCGTTGGCACATGGAAGACTTAGCAGGTCGTTTGCTCGAACAAGAGGGCGAATATCACCCCATAGACAACCCACAAGGTTGGACGCTTATTAGTTTCCCTGCCATACAGAACAAGCCACCAAGTGAACTAGACCCCAGAGCAGAGGGTGAACCCCTATGGCCTGAACGACATAGTTTGACCAAACTCCTAGAAATCAAGGAGCGTACCCCGACTGTCTTTGAAAGTATGTATCAGCAGAATCCACAACCTTCGCAAGGACTGATGTACGAGGAGTTTACTTGTTATACAGAATTGCCTTATCGTTCCCAATCAGTAGCGTATATAGATGCTGCCGATAGTGGGGCAGACTACCTATGCGCTTTGTTCTACAAGGAAGCAGAGGAGGGCAACTATATCATTGACGTGCTTTACACCAAGGAGCCTATGGAAGTGACGGAGACAACGCTTACTTATATGCTCCAACAGCACCAAGTAGAACGCTGTCATATAGAGAGTAACAATGGCGGAGGTTTGTTTGTGAGCAACTTACAACAACGCGCTTATGATATGGGTAATAGACTCACTCGTTTTTACCCCTTTCATCAAGGGCAGAACAAGGCAGCACGTATCTTTGCCGCTTCAGCTTCGGTACAGAAGTTGATCAAGATGCCTTTGGACTGGAAGAAGCGCTTCCCGAAGTTTGCCCGCGATCTTACGGGTTACCTTCGTGTGGGCAGCAACGCCCATGATGATGCCCCCGATGCCCTTACGGGCTCTATAGAATGCCGACAACCCCCAAAGAAAGTGGATTTAGCGGCTATGTTCGGACTTAGATAGTGAATAGCGTAAAGTGAAGAGTGAACAGTTTACTCAACCGCTCTCTTTTCACTTTTCACTATTCGTTTTTCACTATTCACTTTTCATTTTTCACTTTTCATTTTTCACTTAATTATGATAAACATTTCTTTACTCAAATCGGGGCGCAATGCTCCCTTACCCAATCCTACGGAAGCGCAAAAAGCACTTAATCCTGCGCTTCACCCTGTCAATGACCCCGTGCTTAGGCGGGATAAGCAGGTACAGACCACCGAGGGCGTACGCATGGAGCCTGTAGCTCGCATTGCACTGCCCTTGCAACAGCTTATCATCAAGCGTTCCGTGGCTTTTCTCTTTGGCAAGTCAGTACGTTATGAATGTGCTAGTGAGGACAAGCAGGAGCAACAAGCCTATGAGGCTATCCTGAAAATCCTCACTCAGGCGAAGGACAACAGCCTAAACAGACGTATTGCCCGTGCCACCTTCTCCTTTGGCGAGTGTGCCGAACTGTGGTATCCTGTTCCTACGGTAACCACTCATTATGACTATGGCTTTCCCTGCCAGTTCAAGCTCCGTTGTAGCCTTTTTTCACCTGCTTTTGGGGATACCCTCTATCCCTATTTTGACCAAACGGGTGATATGACGGCTTTCTCCCGTGCTTATAAGAGTCTTAGTACAAATACCCAAACAGGGGTAGGGGAGCTAACGGATTATTTCGAGACCTACACGGCTACCCACCATTATCTTTGGCGCATGGTATCAGGACAATATCTACTGGAGGAGGGGTACCCTAAGCCCAATCCTATTGGGAAGATTCCCGTGGTATATGCCCATCAGCCCCACCGAGAAACCGAAGAAGTGGATCCGCTCATTGAGCGTTTGGAGCACTTGTTGTCCAATTTCGCCGAGACTAATGACTACCATGCCGCTCCTAAGCTGTTTGTTACAGGACACATACAGGGTTGGAGCCAAAAGGGCGAACCTGGCGCGATTATAGAGGGGGACAAAGATGCTTCCATGCAATATATCTCTTGGCACAATGCCCCTGAGTCGGTCAAGCTGGAGATGGATACCCTGCTACGAATGATCTATACGCTCACACAGACTCCCGACATCTCCTATCAGAGTGTCCGTTCCATGTCGCCCCCTTCGGGTGCTGCCCTCAAGCTCCTTTTCCTCGATGCCTCCCTCAAGGTACAGGACAAGCGTGAGATCTTCGATGCCTACCTTGCCCGCCGCTTGGCGATCCTCAAGGCATACCTCCCCTGCCTACATACGCCCTTGAGACAAGCCGCTGCCACAGTGGAGATTACCGCACATATTCAAGAACTAATTTAATGAGTCAATGAGTCAATTGGTCAATGAGCCGATGAGTCAATAAGGCAATGAGCCAATGAGTCAATGAGGCAATGAGTCAATGAGCAAATTGGCAAATCAGCAAATCGCCAAATCAACCAATCGTCAAATCAGCAAATCGTCAAATCGACCAATCGCCAAATCGGCTAATTGACGAATTGTCAAATTAACTAATTATCCTATGTTTTTTTTCCTTGTTCCCTTAGTCCTCTTGTATCATTCCGATACGCCCATAGCCTTACGTGATAGGCTGTATTACCTTTGGCAAACGCTCTCTCGTAGCGCCCCCATCATGCTCCTATACCGCTACTTCCACTCTTGGCAACAGACCCACGAGGCTTTTCTAGTGGCATTAGCAGTAGCCCTTGTGGTCAATATGTTTGTCGGGGTTGCCTACCACCTGCGTCAGCGTACTTTTTCCTTGCAGGAGCTGCTAAAGAAAAACGCCCAAATGCTTGCAGTCATTGCGGCGGTATATATCCTTTTGGAATTGTTAGAAGTCCCTTTAACCGATACCAAAACAGGTGAACTCTTTGAGAGTACCCTCCAACTGATGACCCTGCTATACCCTGTAAGTAAGGCTGTCAAGAATATCTTTGTCCTTACTCATGGAAAGTATCCCCCCGCTTGGGTGATGAAGGCACTCTATAACTATGAAAAAGAGGGCAAACTCAAAGAATTTTTTAAAGTGAATAGAGAAGAATGAAGAGCCACCACTAATCAATAATTTTTACTAATTTTGTACGCTGTATAGAATCAAACAATATGAAACACATAATACTTCTACTCCTCTTAGGCGTTTGTTCCTCAGCATTCGCTCAAAATAAGATAGAAGGTCTATGGTATCTCTTTGACCTCTTTGGAGAAAGAAATCCCGTGGAGATGTACCGTTTGCAAAAGACAACCCAAGAAAGATCAGGCTATCGTATAGAAATAGATAAGGATAAGACTTTTTATAGTTCTTATTTTGCCCCTTGTGGACTGGATTGTTTTGTCTCTACTGAAGGTACTTATAAGAGGGTAGATAGGCATTACCTATCTTTTCATGTACATACTTTCTCTGTTCATGGAGCAGGATGTGAGAAAGCTGAACGTGAAAAAAGAGATACTGATTTGGGCAAGTACTATGTCTATTTTTCACCAAGTGGGATACTTTACCTGATCAAAAGTACAGGAGATCTCCAGCAAGATAAGCAGTTAGCTCAGGATGCAGAGCAGTTCAACAACCTTTATCCTATTATAAGATATATTTTTAAGCATAACAGAGGATATACCCCTTATAACCTTTCTTTTAGGGAAGAAATAACCACTTATGCAGCACAAGTACTCAAGCTGACACATTATAGAGTATGTTTGCAGCTTTCTGTAAGAAGGATCATAGGAAACATAGGCTTAATCAAGGACTTGGATACAGGCACTTATTACTATGTAGCTGAGGACACCTCTGCTCAAAATGAAAACAAATACTTCCATTTCACCTCAGAAGAACTCAATAGTGAAAAATCTCCCCAGCCCCCGAAGGGGAATGAATAATCCCCCTAACCCCCGAAGGGGGAACAAGTAACAAATGCAATAGGATTAGTCACTAACCACTAACTTTGTACCTAAAAATAAAACAATATGAAACACATAATACTTCTACTCCTCTTAGGCGTTTGTTCCTCAGCATTCGCACAAAAAAAGATAATAGGCAAGTGGTATCCACTTGAGCTCTTTGGAGAAAGAAACCCCGTGGAGATGTACCGTTTGCAAAAGACAACCCAAGTAAGAGCAGGATATCATATAAATTTTGCTAAGGATAAGACTTTTTATAGTACTTATTTTGCCCCTTGTGGACTGGATTGTTTTGCCTCTACTAAAGGTACTTATAAGAGGGTAGATAGGCATTACCTATCTTTTCATGTACATACTTTCTCTGTTCATGGAGGAGGATGTGAGAAAGCTGAACGTGAAAAAAGAGATACTGATTTGGGTAAGTACTATGTCCATCTCTCTACAAAAGGAATACTTTACTTGATCAAAAGTACAGGAGATCTTAAGCAAGATAAGCAGTTAGCTCAGGATGCAGAACAGTTTGACGACCTTTATCCTATTGTAAAGTATATTTACAAACATAATAAGGGAATTGCCTCTTATAATCCTTCTTTTAGAGAAGAAATAACCACTTATGCAGCACAAGTACTCAAGCTGGCACATTATAAAGTATGTTTGCAGTTTTTTGTGGGAGAGTCTATAGGAAGCGTAGGCTTAGTCAAGGACTTGGATACAGGCACTTATTACTATGTAGCTGAAAGCATCTATGTTCAAAAGGGAAGCGAATTATTTCATTTCACCTCAGAAGAACTCAATAGTGAATAATCCCCCCAGCCCCCGAAGGATAGTGAAAAATCCCCCTAGCCCCCGAAGGGGGAACTAGTGAAAAGCGAATAGTGAAAAGTGAATAATCCCCCTAACCCCCGAAGGGGGAACAAGTGACCAGTGCAATAGGATTAGTCACTAACCACTAACCACTAA